GGAGATGATAAGCTTAATGGTATATTTAATCATTTTGATGTTCTACATGCTTTAAGCATGCGTGATTTTTTTATATCTTTAGGAATGGATTTCACGACCTCTACTAAAGGTGTTATAGTAAATAAATCTGAAAATTGGGATACGATAACATTTTTAAAACGATCTTTTGTATACCACAATTTAGTTACTAGAATAATGTGTCCTTTAGCTTTATCAACATTACAAAATAGTGTTCAATATTATAATATTGAATCTTCTATAGATATAGTTTTAAGAGACAAAATTGTAAATTATTTTAATGAAATATATTTACATCCAAATAGAGAGTATTTGAAAATGGAATTTATTGAAATATTAAATAAGACTGGAATATCATATTCGCCACCTAGTGGTGAATATCTTTATGATTTGTATACTAATAGAGTTAACGAATTACCTACTTATGATACAAATATTTTTTCTTTTTAATTTATTCTAATTAAAGCCCTCTAATCGGCTTATAATAGGTTAGACGCTTGGTTACGAAAGATACCCTATTTTTATAGATCGGAGCTTATTTTTGTTGTGAATAAGCTGGTGCTATATTAATTTTCAGTAAGCAACTATTTTGTTGCACTGTTACTAATCATGATGGTGCAATGTTTTTATAACTATGAATGATTACAAATTTTACATATAATAATAATGATTACCATTTATCAGATGGTAATAATACTAGTTCAGATGATAATCTGACTAAAATCGGAGAAGTAGTTGAAAATTACTTTTCCGCTGTTCGCTCGCGTAGTGTGATCGAACCTGAAGTAATGTATGAGAAATTTCCTAAATTAAATAATTTACCTCCAGCTATGGATATGGATTTTTCTAAGCTTATTAATAAGCCTTACTTCGTTAAAAATTTTAAATGGAAAACAACTGATGTTTTCGGGCAGACTTTAGGCAAAATAGTTATACCAACTGATATAACAGCTGCTAATCCCTTAGCTTTAGTTCCTTTCCATTCTTCGGTGTTTTATAGAGCTAAAGTCACTCTATATCTACAAGTTTCTGGAACTCCTATGCATCAAGGAACTTTAATAGTTAGTTCTTTGCCAACTGGTTTTACAGGAGCTGACACTCTGTACTTTAATTTAGGATCATATATGGCTGCACCCCATTGTTTTTTATCTGCCAATCAATCTACGTCAGTAGCATTAGAAGTTCCTTTTTATGTTAATGGACAATTAGAAAATACAGATATAGATAAAAATACTATATCTCCTTATACTCGTAATGTCAATTATGCAGAAGCTTTAATTATGGTAATTAATCCTTTAGCTGTTGCATCAACCTCTAGTACTATTTTGGAGATAAGTGTTCATGCTATGTTTTCCGAGATGGAGTTTTATATTCCACATACTGATCCAACCTGGATTCCAGGTCCTTCTTCTTTCTTTTCAGAGGGGTTTACTGATATAATAACTGCTGGAATAGATGGCTTATTCAGAGTAGGAAAGAAAATGACTGGTGATTTATTAGATGCCGGTAGAACGGCTATTAGAAGTTATACTGGTCTTCATAACCCTAATATACCAGAAATAACAAATAAAACGGTAGTTTTAACGAGGCAACATGTTAATACAACCGATAAACCTGTTCAATTTGAAAAACTTGACCCGTATATGGGTTTTGATCGAATTTTAACAGATTATGCGTTTGATACAGCTCGAGACGAAATGGATGTGCTTGGTATCATTAAAAAGCCTCAATATATAGGTACCTTTACCGTAGGTGCTGCTCAAAGTTCCGGAACACTTTTATGGTCTAGACCTATTCATCCTTGTCAACAGTATGCAGTAAGTAGTTATAATGATTCTCTTGGAGGGTCTTTAAATAGCACTGTGTGTTTTAATTTACTGCAACATGTAGCATCGTTTGCTCGTTTTTGGAGAGGGTCCATGAAGATTCACATACAAAGCTCAATGAATAATTTCCAATTTTGTAAAATGACAATTGCTAGAAATTATTCTAACAGTATTCAACAAATAGGTAGCTATCCGTCTCTTAATTCAGCTGCCAATTTAATGAGTGAAACACTTGAGTTTTCAGCTGGTGGACAAGTTCAAACTATTGATTTACCTTATTGTTCCGCTTTGCAACAACTTCCATTAGGAAGTGATTGGGCTATGAATGCGATAGAACACGGGATGTATTATATTTATTTAACACAAAGCCTGATTTCTACTGCTGTAGGTCCAACGACAGCC